CCAAGTGATGAAGTCTCAACTTCGTCGTAAATGGAAGATACCTGTGATGCCCTGCATTGCTGGAGTCCGGAACCAACTCTGCGAAATTGGCACTAACAGACCCCGTCTCACTTGGATTTATCCAATGGAAATGACGATGTTAGAAGCCATGTTTGCCCTACCCCTATTTGAGAAACTTAGACACTGTTCTATTCTCGCCTGGGACATAGACTGGCATTCTGGAGGACTACCTCGCCTTATGAGTAAAATCCCCCAAAAGAACGCTACTCTTGGCAAAGATGTAAGCCATTTTGACGCAGATTGTCTTGAAACGCGCATTCGTCGCGCTTTTGGACTGTTACGCAAACACTTGAGCTTGACCCAACCCTGGGAAAAGAACGCGTGGAAACTAGTTGTTGACTATTTCGTCAATACCTGGATTGTAATGTATGACGACGCCTATCTCACCGACCACGGTGTGCCATCGGGCTCCTACTTTACCCAGATAATAGATTCCATCCTCAATGCGACAGCTACCTTCGATACAGTGAACCACTTATCACTTGTTCGAGGATTCCGAAAGCAACCCGCTTGCCAATTTTCAGAAATTTTTCGTTACTGGAATTTCCTAGGAGATGATTCGTTGGCCGAACTCAAATTCGACCTATATACGACTGATTCTTCGATAATGGAAACGCTCTTTCTTGAGCGACATAACTTTACTCTTCATCCCGACAAAGGATTCTTTCATCCCGTTGGTATCGATGTAGCCGAGTATGACGATTTTCCTGAATTCTTAGGTTACACCCTAGAATCATCTCAAGACATTACAGTCTCTGAGCAGCGCTTACGCGCCCAAATCTCAATACCCGAAGACGCCGACACCTGTCCGGAAGACCTAGCCATTAGGCTAATTGGTCTTGGATATAGTCATGGAACCAGTTACCGAAATCACCGCCTATTGCAGCGAGAATACGATCGACTCTCTCGAGAGTATGATTTATCGATTCTGACCTGGAAAAAGGATGGTATACGAAACATCTTGAAGTACGTACTGTACATGCAAGAACTACCAACCACTTTCCCACGTTATAAAGACATTGTGTCCAGATTTCGAGGCTTGCCCGCATTAAGCAAATGTTTGTCTTACTGACGCGATCGAACGTAGAAGGCAAGGATGCACCACCTTTAAGGAGCACCCGAGCAGGGGTTATATGCCGG